AAACGCAATATCAAAATCAAACTTTTTTGCAAACAACTCGTGTGTTATGGACGAACCCGTGGCGGATCCCGAACTTCTAAGCTTCCAGTTAATCACGTCAGACCCCCCGTTAAAAGAATAAGATACGGTTTGCTGCTTTATTTGTGTAGCCAACATTCCCAACACCTGTTCTTTTGTCTTTGATTCCGTTAATGTAATGCTAGCAACAAGAGAGCCCCAATTAAGGCTATTAGGACTCATCGAACAATTTATAGAGCCCTGTGTTTGTACATAACCACTTAGGCTAGAGCTGTCTTCGGCCTCACCACAGAAGAAATTAACGGAAGCTGAAGGGTCGGTTGGGTCCGATGCAGTAATCTTTAAAAGAGGGAGGTCCTGAGAAGAAGATTCTTGGTTACCTGGATTGGGATCATAGAACCCGTACTGAATAAAACTAGTCGGCTTGTACTCAACTGTCAGACTAATCTGGGTGTTGGCTGTAAAATTTTCTGGAAGATTAGCGGAAGAAAAATCTAAGTTAAACCACCCGTCGGAAGAGCTTGAGTGTAATATGCCGTTATTTGTCTGAATACTACTAGATTCAAAGGAACCGACAGTAGGCTCTGGAAGATAAGACACGCTAAGGGTAGCTGTAGCCTCTACGTTTGGGTATCCAGATTCTGGGCTCGAATACATCAATCTGTTTCCTACTATAGCCTGGCTTGTGGCCTTTTGAGGAACGTCGTTGTATATCTTGTCTGTCTTAGATGCAAGCAAGGAAGGGTATAAGCCATCATTATAAAACTTATAGACACCAGTTGAAGCAGTGTACAAGGTGTTTGTCGATCCGTTAGAGTGAGGGTCGGTTTCAACCAAGTCTTGATTGGGATCAAACTCGTCCACTAAAAACCAACTACCAGAGTTGTTGAACCTAACCAGAACTTTTAGCTTTTTAATCTCTACTTGTCCTTGAGACATATCAGCGCTTATGTCTACAAACCTTGTGTTTAGTAAAACTAAGTTGTCGTCAATAACCTCAGTTTGATCTATGTTAGCACTATTTATCCCCTGAAGAGACATATACTTGGGGTGGGTAATCTTAGAGTAAGGTGATATAGAAGACTCCTCTCCGTCTTTATACACGTATTGTGTTGCAAACTGAAACACCTTTCCGTATAGCCCGTTTGTAGTTCTTCCTGAGTCTGTGCTAAGCTCAGTAGTGGGCGCAAAAGAGCTAGGGCTTTTAATAACCGATAAAAACTCTTTTACAGCAGCGTCTGAATAAAGATTAAAATCTGTAGAAAATGCTCTATCTACATTGATCTTCCTAGGAGGGTTATGATTGTCGGTAAAATAAACGATAGTCTGAGGTGTGTCATCTGCTTCAAACTCTCCATTAATCACCACAGCATTTACAAACCCATGTTCTTGAAAATCAAACTGATTGCTCCTTAATACAATCCTGTATGTTTCATCAGAGGATCTGTACTGGTATATTGTTTGATGCTTTTTAAGAGCGGTCCAAACAAAAAAGTACACCATACCGTTAGCGTCGTCAGAAACACTCCCAATGACCCTAGACTCTACGTTAACTAAGCTGTCCTCTGTGGTGGAGGGAGTCCCTGGAATGGTGGAGTTTACATTTTTTACAACACCTCCTGATGATTCTACATCAGCGGATATGTTGACGTTTAAAGCATCAAGAATATCGCCCTCCTCAAAAAGCCTTTCATCCTTGTCTTTAGCAAGGTGTCTAAGTTTTATCTTGTCAATCGCCATTAGAACTTAGGTGACTGTTTGTAATTTTTTCTAATCGTCTTCAGAGCCTCTTCTTTCGTGAATGACTTGATACGCCCGTTGGCCTTTCTGCGCTCATTGTAGTATTCAGATCTAGCCCTAGCCTTCTCGTTGGCTGGCACAGAGGCCTTACGTTCAACGATCTTGTAATACATGTATGCCATGAGTGCCTCCTCTAGATATACGTGAACTGAGGGGTTCTTAGAGCGTCCCTCGTCAGCCACGTACTCAATCACTACTTCTGAAACTCCAGATATAGGGCTGATCTCAATTCTGTTTTGATCTAGGTTTACTCTAAACTCACCTCGGTATCTACCCCCTCCAGCTCCGTAGAGGGCGTTCTGATTACCGTAGTAGTGATCCCTAAATACCGTTGAGTTGAATCCAGTTGAATCAAATGAGCCAGAAGTAGAGTTCTTGTCTTCAATCCTGTCAAACACTCCGTCTCCATCTGAGTCGGCAGCGTCATCTGAATCTGTCACTTTTGTGCCTTGAGCATTCCGATAAGCCTGAGAGTAGTTTATGTTTTTATTCTCACCAAGAACATAAACCAATCCATCACCACCTACAACGCCTATCTTGTTCCAGTCAACAAAATCGTCTGGAAGCTCCACGGTATTGTTTGATGAGTCTACAGTTAGGACCAGGGATCTAATTTTCTTGGACATGTCAAAGCCCATCTCTCGAATACCTCTAAGGGCGTGAGTTCTAATCTGAGTGTCCGAGGCGTTGCCAGCGTAATCATCTTCACCCATAGTAATGATGAAGTCGTTTATAATCTGGTTTAAGGGTACTGTATTTCTAGCCATCAGAATGTCTCAGATTTTTCAATGGCCTGAATCTCTTGACCAGTGTAATTAACTATATCTTTATCTCTAAGGTTGACCCCAACCATCTTTCCTATCTCGTAAACCAGATCAGATGTGTAGTGCTCTGGAAGTTCAAAATCTATGACAACAGGACTAACTGAAGATGAGTCATAAACAGAAGGCTGTTGACCAACCCTAGCACCTGTATCAGCAGCTCTCCCTTCTGGATACTTGTAGTAACGCACCTCAATCTTGTTGATGCTAGTAGGGAACACGTGTATATCTTCAGATATTAAAGCTACTGGGAAGTCTTCTGTAGGTGCGCTTAGGTCACTTATTAGGATGCGTTCTAGCTTCTCTTCATCGTAACAAACCTCGATAGACTTCTTTGTAGAAAGATCAAGAAGAATAGACCCTGAGGTAGTTATACTAATCAGCCTAGACATTGGATCAGCACTAGATAGTGAAGACACATTAAAGACCCCGTTTGTTTTAGTCAAAACAGCCTTTGTAGAGAAGGAAGAAAGATCCTCTAAAATCCTTTTAGTTCTAGATTTATCTCTAGAAGGATTGAACCCAGCCCTTGACATACGCTGAGCATCTTTGAGCTCGTCAAATAGACCGTTAAATATGTTTAGCTGAGCTACCTGGGCAAACCTGTTAAATTCAACCTCAGTAACAAAGCCCTGTTGGTCCTTATTAGCAAGGTCCTTCAAGGTGTTGAATACCGTCATTGAGCTAGCTCCGAATGTCTTTGCCATAAAGCAAATATACGAAAAAGAAAAAGCCCCCTTTCGGAGGCTATTTCAGATATATATATATGGAATCAGTCCAGTTGTCGCTCGATCTCTGCCACGACGGGGGCAGCAGCCTCGGTCATGCAATAACGAACAAAAACGTCAACAGAATCCTGTCCAGCAGGCACGGATACAATATGCTTGTTAGTGTCAAACCACTTAACTCCATCGTTATCTGCTTTAATGATTTGGTAAGAAATTGCTTGTCTAATCTTAGACTTCATAGCCACGACTGGGTTATCGAATGACTCGATGAATACCTTCGGTGACTTCTTAGCCTTGAGGAGCAGGTCATGCTTTACCTCAGAGGTAGGGCGGTCAATGTCCATCCCATACGCCAAGGCTACAGCTAGAAGCTCATCAAGCTCTTTAGTTCGAAGCATAGTAATAGCATCGTTTACGAGGAACTCGTTGTCGATATCTACCTCAACCTTCTTTAGGTTGTCTACTAGCTCGAACAGACTACCGCCGTTCTCTTTGTTCTCAGGGTGGATCTCAAGGAAGTTTCGGAGGTTAGGCTGTCGTTCGTTTGCGAATAGTCTACCCATACGGAATATGACTGGGGTCTTTACAGACCGATCAGCTTGTTCATCTTTCCAGATAGAGTTTTCATTCTCGCAATAGCGAATCTCTCGCACCATGCCTGTTTCTTCGTCGTACACAGTGATGCCGCTCTGCATAAGCATCATTACAGCACCGCTCCCGTTGGCTTTGTATTCCTGGGTGGCGGATACCTTCTCTTGACGTCGAATAGCCTTCTTCTTAGGCTGTTGTTTTGCTGGAGCTTCTGCCACAGCTACTGCGGGTGCAGCTTTTTTTGGTCGCCCTGGTGGGCGCTTAGTTGTTTGATTCATAATAGTATTAAATTAAAGTTCGAAAAAGAGATAAGAGAGCAAGGGCCGAAGCCCTGCTCAATTACCAATATAGGCTATCACGTAATTACTGCGTCCTTACCTTGAATTCCAAGAGCTCCAGCAGCAGCTACTGGCAAGAACTTCTTATCGCCAAGAGATAAAAGAGTAATTTCATCAGCAGCATCAGTAAATGCAGCCGTTGCGTCAGCGTCATCTTGGTCCTTGTACTTAATAGTGCATGAAGCTGGAGCTACACCGCTTGCGGGTGTATCAAGCGCCAACTTAATGTGACACATCATACCAGCAGGAGCAGAAATATTAACCGTGTAAACTGGAGCGGTTTCATCAGCCACCTCTCCAGCGACGGTAATAGTAGTCGCTCTAGCGGTTAGCTCTAAATCATTGTCAAGAGAAGTGAGAGCGTAAGCAACAGCTTCTGTAGCAATGGTTGAATAAGCGGGAAAAATCAAATTTGCCATTTGTTCTAAATATTATGAAGATCAAGAGAAAGCCCCGAAGGGCCTTCTCAATCACTTCAGATTAATTACTTCAATACAACGTGCTGGTTAGCAGCGCGAGTAACGAGGTTACACTCAGAACGGTAGTTGAAGATAGCAGTATCCTTACCGTTTGCAGCGTTGGAGTGTCCGAGAACACCACCACCAGTTACCCAGTGCTCCATCTCACGAGAGTAGCTTCCAGCAGCCTTGTAGTTCATCTCCAGGGCTGGTGCCTTAACACCAGACTTAGCGTCAACAACTTGAGACATTGGAATCATAGCACCCTTATGGACGTTGTTCAAAGCTCCCAATGAAGGGTCGTTCAACAGCTTCCAGTCGTGCTTGTGGAAAGTATACCCACCACGAGTAAATGACTTAAAGCCAAGCTTTACAGCCATGTCAGCGTCGTTGTTAAATGCACCGAACTGCCCAGCCAAGCCAGCAGTCACCTGCGTAGCGATACCGTTAGCGAGCATGTCGTCGATATCCAAAGATGTTGCTCTGTTTACGTACATAGCGTACTCAGCAGGAGCCCCTTCTTTGTCTAGTTCGAGGATGATCTGGTCGATGTCGCTCATAGAAGCGAATGAACCTTGAGCGCCACCAGAAACCTGAGCGGTAATACCTCTACCCTCAGCGGCAGCGAAGTAACCTTCAGATCCAACAATCTTAGAGTCTGAACCTACAGTAATGCCTTGGGCGGCAGTCGTAGTGTCGTTAACCTGAGAGTACAACAACATCATCTCACGCTGATTCATGAACCGCTTACGAGCGTCCATTTCATTCTTCAAGTACCACATGTACTGTCCGTTTACGTTCAACCAGCCAATGTTAGTGGCCTGAGATCCGCTTACTTCGTACATCTCCTTAGTGATAAGGTAAGGATTTGTTCTCTTTACAAGCCCAGTCTGGTAAAACTCAGAAGGCTGATTTGATCCCTGACCATAAATGTTACCCACGATAGCGACTTCATCTTCCGCAGCAGTACTGATTGTGCTGTGATCCAAAGTCTCTCCAGTAGTAGCCGTCAAAACAACGACTCTCTGCCCGTTAGACATCAAAAGAACGTCATTTGGTCTCGCTGCAAAGCCTGAGGCGAAAGTAAGCCCACAAGCGTGGTCAGCAGTACCAGTGGTCTCGGTGATTGCAACCTTTGCTGTTTTGTGCAATCTGCCCTCTTCGTACCATTGAACTTCATCAGATGTCCCCGCGTTCTTCTTAGCTCCTGTAAGCTCCAAGAATCCAGTGATACCCTGATCACCATAGGTTTGCACATACAAATCTCTTACGTCTGGTTTTGTTGGATCAATAAGATCTCCCAGAGCGACGTAGTTGTCTGGTCCTGTCTTCAAGCCTGATCCAGTTAGCGTTCCGCCAGTGTTGTCAGCCTTATTTGTTAAGCTATTAGCCATAATATTTGTTTTTTAAAAATTAGATAAATCCGAACCCTCCCTTATTCACCCCCAGCGCTTCTTTTAGTTGCTGAGTCAGTGGGTCGGGTCCATTAGGTGCTTGTCCTTGATTTGGAGACGTAGGAGATACGTTAGCTGCTTTATTCACAATGCCGCGCTGACCGTCGGACATACCCTGTCTGTAAACAGACTGGACAATGCTCTCTACGTTGTCAATCACAGCTCTGTGCATATTCAGAGTGTCGTAATCCCAGCTCCCGTCCTCTCGCACATAAGGATCGAAAAACTCGTCAAGGCGAGTGTTTTTCTCAGCCAGCTGATTCTTGTAGTTCTCATCCATACCGAAAGTAAACGTCTTGTCATTTCCAAGATTGAATTCAATCCCTTCCATAGAGTCCAGCTCACTACGCATGTTTGAAATCCAAGCATCATCAATTGGCGAAGACTCTTCTTCTGCTTGGCGTTCTGGGGCTTGATACTGCAATCGCATATCATCAATTCCTTTACGCGCATTAGATGCGTCTATCTTCATTTGCAGTTGCGAAAGCTTTACCTCGTCTTCTGAGTTAAGATCTGGATCGAGCTTATACTTGCTAGAGACCAACATACCGATTTCTTGTTGAGATAGGTTTGGGTAATCAGATGCCATTTGGACCTGAATAGCAGTCATGTCATCCATTTCGGATGGGTTCATTGACTGATAGATAAACCAATCTTGTGGATCGCGGCCAGTCTTTTCGACAAAATCCGCAATCACAGAAATACGCTCGTCAATCTCTCTTTGCTCCTGCTGCTGCGCCTGTAGGTCGTCAAGTGAGCTTACGTTCCTCCCAAGCCTTTCGCTAAGGAATTCGAACACAGCCGTCTCGACTTCTTCTGGTGCATATTCTTGCTGAACCTCTGGTTGCGCTTCCGTTGGTTCAGAAAAAGTTTCTTGTTGTTGATCTACCTGTGGAGCAGCTTCCTGTGTAGGCTGTTCTTGCGGTTGATTTATTTGAGCTACCTCTTCATCGCTTACGAAACTAAATGATGATGTAGGCTCCTCTGGTGTAGAGATAACAGCTTCTTGAGCCATTTCTTCTACTGGGTTAGTGTTTTCGTTTTCCATTAAATTTTACTTGAAGTGCAAATATATAACTTATTTTATATCTGTTATTTAGAGCTCCTCTTCCAGCGACTTACCCTGCCCTTCTCTCGCTTTTCTTTTCTGCCTCTAGCTTTATCTGCTGGAGTTAACTCAGAGGCTGTTGCTGGCGTGTCCTTAGAAATTCTCTTGGTTGGTCTGAATGAGCGATCACCTTCTGAGTAATCCTTATCTCCAGATAAAGTCCTCCAATCCTCTTTAAACCAACGCTTTAGGTTAAGACCAGCTTTAGTTTTTCTTACCGCCATTTCCCCAGTTTTTAGCACCTACCTTTCTGCATTTAGCTAAAGCCCCAGACGCATATGCAGAAGGCCACACCTTGTAGCGTGACTTCACTTTATGATAGCATGCGTCCTTCTTTACGACCTTAGCCATGATTAACGATTTTGAACTTGGCTTCCTTTACGGCCCCAGGGTGAGGTTTGTAGTCTCCCTTCATAAGAAAGTATCTGCCACGCTCTTCCATCCAGTGAAACCCACTAGGAGCTGCGACAGACTTAGTAGCCGTGCTAACCTTTAACTTACCACCCTTATTATACTTTACGGCGTTCATCTTAACAGTTCCATTTACGTAACGCAAGAGCCTTTCTGGTTGGCTTTCCGTTGGGTTTTTTCATAGGACCTTTTACACCAGACATTCTAGCACAAAAAGACTTTCTTCTTTTTGCCGCCTTGCTTCCTTTCTTAAGTTTAGAAGGGGGTGTAGTTACAGCAGTCTTAAGGTTGCTGCCAGTTTCTCTGTTGTATTTAGCCACACCAGCCTTGGTAAGCCCTCCAGATCGGGACTTATGCTTTCCCATCTTAAGGCTAACTCTTTTCTTCTTCTTTACCTTAGGCATAAAGCAAAGATAATAAAAATAGGATAAGGCTTTTTAAGGCATCAAAGACGTTATAGTTGCTTTGTCTTCTTCCGTCAGCCTTCCATCTTGGTCGTATGATAATTGCATGGCAACGAAAACAGCATCACAATACTCTGTCCCTAATACGTGCAAAATGAAGCACATTTCATCTGTCGCGTCGATAGCTGCGATTATTTGGTTCTTGGTGTATTCCATCACCCGAAGTTTTGTTGAGAGTTCGAGCTGCTGCTGACAGCAAAGACTCCGCGTTGCGTGAAAGTGCTGCCGTCGTCACTTGTTTCAAGCGCGACGTGAGTTGCGATGTTTCCGCTTGCGTACAGGCTGATAGCAAAGCTGTTGATACTTGGTGGCGTTGGGAACTCTGTGTCATCAAATTTTATTTGAATCCAATTATTTGCAGCACTGGAACCAAGCGCCCACCACATTTGGAAAATTGATGTGCTGGAATCGAATGCTTTCCACCCAACGTAATTGCTATATTCATGACCAACTAATACCGTATAGAAATTATCTCCGTTTGTATCTGTTGTTTCGCTCGTCATATTTGTTGGGTGACTTGTTCCAGTCTGGCCAGCTCCTGTATAGAACCTCAAGTTCCATATTGCTAATCTGGAGGCGCTGTTGGTGCCGCTTGAATCCACACCTCTTATCCGAATGTATCTGGATGCTGGCGGGCCTGCGATGTTATATGTCGCAGTCGCAGATGCGCTTTCTTCTTCACCGTAATCTTGAGCCGTCAGTGTAAACGTTCTTTGACCAGAAGTAGTGCTCAAGTCTTGGAATCGTAACGTATCGGTGATGTGTGATTTATAGGATTCCAGCCCATGGTCAATATCTGCGTCTGACACTGTTGTCACTCCACCGACGTTGCTACTTGCTGAATAATTCGGATTTGTGTATGTACTGTGATTCGTCACCTCCACAGAGACTGCACCGAATAGCCCCTGTGTCAAGTCTATTGTGGGTGTGGTGGATGGCGTTCCTCCACCACCTTCTGATGGCGCGTCGTGTCCGCTTATTTTTTCTATATCGGCCATTTCTATTCCGCTGTATTTTTCAACATCTGCCATGTCACTAGCTAAGCTCTATGTACTCGTTGGAAGGGTTAAAGAAAATAGTATCGCTTGTAACAGCATACCCTATGATTCTGCTAAAGTTACCAGAAGTACTTGGAACGGTAGTCGTAATAGTAGCGTTGGTATTCATGTAAGCGGGACTACCTGGGGTTAAGCTTGTTACATCGGTCTTAACAAATCCCTTCAGACACATACCTACCCCTGTGTTACCCCCTAAAGCGATACCTAGCAAGCCTTTATTCGCGGCTTCCAACGATTGAGTAGCTACAGCCCATGCCGCTCCTGTATAGTAATAGGACCTCCCAGCAAAAGAGCTAGTGCCTCCAGACCCACCGAACACTGTAGTTTCTGCTCCTTTGCCTACGTTTCCCGCACTGCTAATTCCAGATCCTACGTGGACTACTTCATTTGCGGTAACAGGGCCATTCAATGTAATTCCGCTTGCGCCACCAATAAGAGTTTCGGTAAAACCTGCATTAAAAACGGCCACGTCTGAAGAGTCTGCCTTAGCCAACACCCTAGCCGCTCCGTTTGTGTTTTTGGCTTGAAGTGACTGGTTGTTATCAAGATGAATCCCACCAGACACAACAGCCAAATTAGTTCCGTCATACGTTAGATTAGCCTCAGCCTCCAACGTATCTGCGGTTCCTGACCCCGTAATGATCTTGTTGTCAGCGTTGTTATTTATGGTTGTGCTACTTCCTCCACCGCCTGCGGCCTCTAAACTTATCTTAGCGGAAGAGTGGTCGTATGTCAGTACGTAGTTGTCTTGACCCGAACCCACAGACTGATCACCATCTAAGGTATAGTTACCCAACTTTACATCTCCAGTTCCATTAGGGTCTAACTCTATATCACCGTTCGTTGCTGTGGTGTAGATCTTATTTGTAGATAGGTCTAAATCAGCACCTAGCTTTAGCTCGTTGTGATTATTAAACAGCAACTTTCCGCTAGTAGAAAGGTTTAAATCAGTCCCGTCAACGATTACCGCGAATCCAGATTTTCCAGTAAAGTCAGATGCTGTAACCCCGTCCAATGCAGTTACTTTATCTGTACTCTTAATTAGCGTGTCTGGAGCTGCGTTTACCACAGCGTTTAAAGCTGTAACGGTGGCGCTAACGGTGGCGCCAAAAACTGTGTCGGTGGAATCAACGAGTTGAGTAATATCAAAATTATTCAAAACCTTCTGACTGGTGTCAGTGTCGGTCAAAATTATCCTACCCCCACTTGTCCCTGCTGACGCTTGAAGAACGCCTGTTTCGTAATTAACAAACCTATTCGTAGTCTGTACGGTTACCAGGTTGTTTGTTTTGCTAATTATTACCTTTGCCATAATCAGTTGTTTGCTACAAACTCAATTTTAGTTCCCGCCTTAAGGTTTACAAAGTCGTCAGAAAGAGTTGCGGCCTCTATAGTGAGTCTTATTTCGTCGTAAGTGGGTGGATAAAATGAATTCAAAACGTCAATAATGCTTTCTGTTTGTGAATACTCCCACGTCGCTGACGATTGATCTTCGTTTTCGATAGCAGGGAATTGATGGTAAGTAGTTACAGCAACAGAACTATTATTAACGAATTCAATTTTAAGGCGTGGCGAAACATGCGAAAAAGCTGGAACAGTTTTAAGCACATTCAACTTAATAGTGACTTGAGCGATGGAAGGGGTTTGCCCAATACCTAAAAAGTTAGAGGACAAAGTAAAGTTACTTCCGTCCGATAGGGTTAGGTAGTCATTAGCGTCGTTAAATCCATTATTAATTCCAGTGGAACTAAGACCCCCAGAAAGGTCGCTAGATTCAAATGTTATGGTTTTGTACGTTCCATAATCACTTGCCCCAGTAAAGTTCACGACAGACCCGTCGCCTTGAAAGTCTGCCGTCCAGTCTATAGCAAAGGATGACTCAACACCAAACATACCCAAAAATTCCATAAGGTCTGCGGTAGTTACCTGACCGTCACCATTTAGGTCTCCCAAGATATTTGATCCAGCTGCCGAATAAGTATCAATGGTCCCTAAGCCTTGATCTATTAAGAGCTGAGCGAAGGCGGTTGTGAACCAACCAAAGAAATCGTTCTGGGAAAGCTTCTTGTACGTATCGCCGTCTGCATCGTAAAGCTGAAAAAAAAACTTATCATCAGCAGCAGAAACCAACAGCGCAGGAGTTATAACCCCGTACTCATCCGTATTGTGAGGAATTAAAAGCCAGTTAGATCCCGTTGTCCACGATGTATTGCCCGTGCCTGTAGATTTGTAAACACGAAGCTCATTATTGCTTTTAGTGTACGCTAGATACCCTTCTTTTCTGCTTGCAACGGCTACACCGTTTCTTGCAGTGACATCAGCAAACACGTTGTAATCACTAGACCCTGAAGCCGCCTCCCAAGCAGCACCTCCAGCCCCATCCGAAGCTAAGACATAACCGTCGGTAGAGCTCTCAGAGTCTATGTCAGCAGCTTTTACAGAGCCAGACGTTAATATTTTCTTCCAGCTAGCCACCTATGCTTATGCTTTTTGAAGTTTAGGATCTTCTTTCTGTTGAAGTTTTTGAAGACGCTCGAACTCCTTTTCTAATTTCCCCATAAGAGAAACAATAGTTTCAGCGTCTGAGGCTTTGATGTTTGCCTGCTTTGTCACTTCGCTCAGGAAGTATACTTCTGTGATGTCTAATTTCATTTGAATTTAATTAAAGGTTTGAAATTATTTAGCTTTCAGTTGATTCTGAAGTTTATTCACTACGTCTGCCAACAAAAGTACGTCTTTTCCATCGAAACTACAATCATGTAGCGTCTTTAAAATATACGTAAGCTCTTGCTGGGTCAAGGTGTCAGTGGTAATGCCACCAACATTCTTGCCCTTACCCAACAAACTCATTACTCTACGTAAATATAAATTTCGGAAGAATCAATCTTGATGTTACCGTTCTTCTGGTAGTTTGCGTCATTTGAAGTAACAACAGCTGCAATAAATGCGTCAGAGGCAATCGCAGTTTGGTCTTGGGTAGCGCCCGTAAAGTCGAGAGCGAATCGAGCAGCAGAGTTGTCCCAACCCAAAGCTGCGGCTGCGGAAGCTCTTTGGAAAACAATTCCTGAGTCAGCGTTAGCTGGGGTGCCAGAGTTGTTGTTTAGCGCAATAAAGTGGTCCTCAAGAAGGACATTTTCCGAGTTTACTGTGGTTGTAGTTCCGTTTACAGTAAGGTCACCTGCAATGGTTACAGACTGATCGTCTGAAATTGTCATCGCGGTTACAAAGGTGTTTACGGATGTGCCAGATGAACCTGCTGGTGTTGCGGTTTGGAATACAATGTCACCACCAGCTCCAGTACCAGTACCAGCACCACCAACAATAGCGATGTTTGATCCCGCTCCGTCGGTTGCTCCTGCTGCTTGGGAGTTACCACCAACCTTAGTGAGGGAGATAGTAGCGTCTAGGTTAACCGTTGGAGTACTAGTTCCGTCCGATACACTAATGTTGGTTCCGCCAATAACATTAGTTACTGTACCAGAACCAGAAGCCAGAACCTGCGCATCGACGTAAGCCTTAATCGATTGCTGAGTGGCAAGGGCTGTGTCTGAATTCGAAGAGAGGCTGTCTTGGTCAAGGATTGCTACCTGAGCAACAGCAGCCGTGGCGCCTGTGACATTACCAAGAACCTTCATGGAGCCGATGTGAGCAAGCTTCCCTGCAATTACACCTGTAACTGCACTGGTTGCGTCTGGAATGTCGAATTTAATAGCATCCGAAGCACGGGTAATAACGACTGGAGAGTTAGTTGCTGACTCGAACGATACAGCATCGTCCGCCGTGTTTCCTGTAAGAGCTAATTGAATGATGCCAGTTCCCGCAGCCGTCTGAGCCTCAATCTGATAAGTGTTATTAGGAACCTCTGTCAGAAACGCGGTTGAGTTAAATGCGTTGGATCCAAATGCAATCTCAGAGACCGTCAACGCCCCTTCTGAGGCACCATCGGTAGCAGAGACCACGACGTTTACCGTTCCAGCTGCGGAGACGTCAGTTCCCGCGCCTAAACTTGCGGTTACCGTTCCTACTGTTATGTTAGCATCCTCAACGAGGACTTTTTTCCATGATGCCATGATATGCTATTTTTTTTTCTAAATATTTAAACAAATATACAACGTATTTATTAGGTCACTCCGAAGTATAGGTTATCATCAGTGTCCGCATACATTCCCCCCTCGAAAGCTGTAGGGGGGGAAGCTGGATCAAACTGCTTAAACTCTACAAGACCGTCTAGATTGATCTTTCCAGTAGATGCTGGGGATGGAGTAAACTTTATCGTTTGATCTGTTGTAGCCTCTATCTTAAACACAGACCCTGTAGAGGACATCTCCACAGAGTCGTTAAATTCAATTTTGTCGCTTTCGCCAAGCTCAATATTGAAATTGTTTGTTTGAAGGTTAGCCCCTAGCTGAGGAGATAAATCTTCTACTATGTTTTGCAAACCACCACCAATAATGGTTGCTAGGTCTGTCCACCCTGTGGCTTTTGTAGCAATGTTACTAGCGTCTACCAAGAGGTAAAACTTAGAGTCGCCCTGGTGGTAGACTATAGTAACGTACTCCTTGAGCTGATCGCTTACAGACGTAAGGCCAGTTAAGCCAGCGTCGTTAGCAACCACCCTGACACCGCCTCTAACGAAGTTAGAATCAACAAAAGCTTTTGCTGAGTTGTTATGGCCGTATTCGCCTGCTCTTCCTACTTCAACTGGCATCAGGTTATTTTTAAGAAATTGTTGTTAAATGCGTTAGTTGAATTGGATTTGTAAACGCTATACGTAGTTGATACCCCGTATCGGTTTTCTAAAGTAAAGGTGCCTAGATCAGTAAAAGCCCCTATGGTTGGGGATACACCATCTAAAAGCATAGTGAGTATATCGGTGCTGCCTGGATAGAATATATACATAAACTTATTGCTCGTCTGAACGGTGTATGTATTTGTTTCGTCTATACTTGAAGGATATGACCCTGTTGTTTTTATCTCTCTTTCATTGTTGCCGCTGTCGTCACCACCAAACGCTGCATAAACAGTTTGAACGGCGTTCTGGGAAGATCCAGTAGTCAATGCTGTTGTGTCGAAACACACCTGATAAGAGTGGTAGTAGTTTATGTTAGAAAAGTCACTAGAGGTGTCAGACCCGTAAGTGCTGTCAACAACAACTCTATATCTATGGGGTGTGGCCTCCGCCGTTAAATCAGTAGATCCGTCTGTAGCAACAGTAATTGAATCCGTGTTTATAGCCAGGGAAATGTTATTCTGCGTAGATCCATTACCTAAAGAAGCAAGGTTTGTTGTGGAGTTAGGTGTTGTTATCTCCCTGTAATTGCTTCCTACTTCAAATTGAACAACAGAGTCAATTAGCGGATCATAAAGCTCAGTCCTTCTCACGTCATAACGAAGAGTAGACTGAACATCACCATACTCCCTGGTTGTAGAGGTTGTGCCTGTTGCAGCAGAAATGGTTGAATTGCTCCTAGTTATTTGCTTGTCGCTAATAAGAGGCGAGCTAAAGCTATTGGCTGTTGTGAATTCGTTTGCTGTCTGTTCAGTTGTACCGCTGGTGCTGTCCGTTACCCTAAGTCGAAAATGGAATACGTTGTTGCTAGCCCAGGCCTCTCCAGTGCTATAGACCTTTGAGAGATTCGAGGCCCCAAAAGTAACCTCAGAGGATGTGTACGATTGAACCGTTGTCCAGGATCCAGTAGGGGTTGACTGAGTATTAGCAAGTTGGTACTCAAGCACAGCCGTTCCCGTAGCGCCTTGGTTGGCGATACCAAAGTTTATAGAAGATACAGTTACAGAAGATGCGCTTGAAGGGTGCTGCCAATCAGGTCCAGAAAGGCTAAAGCTAGGAGTGGGATTAACAGCATCAGTGAACGCATCAACTAAAAGCTCTGAAGCGGTTTTTCCATCAGCGGGAATGGTGTCTCCATTTTTGTACTTGCCAAAAGTCTTTACGACCCCCAAAACGGTGGGCATGTTTGCCACATAGTCCTGAGTAAAAGTCACTTGGCCTCCGTCTGCTCCATCAGCTCCATCAGCTCCATCAGCTCCGTCTGCTCCATCAGCACCAGCAGGACCAGCAGGTCCCTGAGCACCAGCAGCTCCAGCGGCTCCAGCAGGCCCCTGAGCGCCTTGAGCTCCGTCAGATCCAGCAGCCCCAGCAGCCCCAGCAGGTCCAGCAGGACCTTGAGGTCCTTGAGCGCCAGTAGGTCCTTGAGCGCCAGTTGCTCCAGCAGGTCCAGCGCCAATAGCTCCAGCTACAGAAACGTTATTATTTGCAGCCTGATTTAAAACTACGACCTTAGTGTCAGTGCCTCCTTTTACGACAGATACTTTAATGATATCTCCGTTCTCACTAGATATCTTTATGCTTTTTGGTTGTTCTACACTTATCGGCATAATAGTATCTTAAGCTGCTGTTTCTGACACGTCTTCAATAACTCTTACCGTTCCGTAGATTAAAGTAGCGATTACTCCCGCTGAGGTTTCGTGTTCGATATCATAAACATAAAGACCAGAGGGCATCGTCTTCATTGTCGCAGCAGACAGAGTAAAGTCAACTGTTCCTGTGTCTGTATCCGCTGGGTTGGGGATATTGGATTCATTTACCACCACTTCAACTTGAAAATTAACCACAGGGTCCGCAGTGTTCGCAACTAAAGAGCCAGTATCCGAATCTCTTACCTCCATTAGGAAGGTGTCCCCGTCAGAAAAACCCACAACGGGGGGTGTACTAGAATCCGTGATGGTCAACCTCAAGGAAAAGGTATCACCCTTCCTGCAAGTGATGTCAACCCTTTCAGATGTATCTAAGTTTATTTTTGTAGCCATCTTATCCTAATATTTCTGATGTTATGTCTCCTGGTTCTTCTGATATCTCGCCGCGTTCTCCCTGCCTCTGAGAAATTAACTTGCTTTGCTCCACAGACTGCTTCTTAACCCTGTCATCTTTTCTGTCCTCCTTAAGCACCTCTAGCTTCTCCTTAAAGTTCTCGTCATCTTCTTTAAACCCAAGAGTGGCCTGAGCTTTAATGATCTCAATCTCTTTTCTAAATCCGTGCTTCACCTGTTCTAATTGAGCCTCTAATTGACTCTTAAGCTGCATTTCTTGAGCTTTTAGCTGAGCTTCAATTTGCATCTCCTGCTGTCTAGCTTGAGAAGCAGCTTGAACTGATTGTTGTTGAACCTGAGCTTGCTGCTGAGAGTTTTGCTGGGCCATTTTTTGATTCATGGCTAGTCGCTTTTTTCTTCGAACTATTAAAAGTCTTTCTGCTTGAGATATGTCTTTTAACTGTCTAACAGCAATTGCATCCTCCAAATCAATCTCTTTTTGAGACAAAGCAATTTGTATGTTTTGTTCAAGGTATTGACGCTCACCTTCTTCCATTTCTTTTACAACACGCACGCCAAAATTATACATAGACAGGTTCTTGAAAGAACTAAGAACCTTCATGTTTTCACTTCCTATTGCATTTTCATAAATTCTGTAAAGAACAGAGTCTGGATGAATAACTTGCAAGCACTTAACTATGTCGCTGCAAACTTTTTTATACAGCACCATAGATGAGTTAGTGATGTCATATATAGCATTATTTGCCGCAGCTAAAGCTTGCTGCCTTACACCTACGAGCGCATCTCCCTTTGGGGAAGAGGCGTCCATCACCTCGTTAATACCCGTTGCATCACGGATCATACGCAGGTAGTGGTTGTAAAGACCTATAAGCTCGTTAATGTTTCGGATACTATTTCCGATCTCTCTAATAGGCGGGTTCTGAAACCCTCCCTCTGGGTTCTTGCTTCTATAATAAAAAACACCAGTCTGCTCATAAATATCATGCAGCTCAAGGGGCTGAAGGTCACCGCCTTTTCCTAGCTGAACGTTCTCTAGACCTTCGATGTCAATGATGATTCCATCTGGTTTTGCCTTGGCTACTGCTTGCTGAATCTTAAGGTGAGTAAGCTGTAATTGATCGGCAAAGCCGATACAGCTATCAACCATAGACTTAGGCATCATATCTAAGATATTCGTGGAGCAAACAGAGTATGATAGATTAGTCTTGGAGATGTCGTGAATGTTCTTAGGAATGTTATTCTTTTTACTGTAGTTAAACAAGAAATCAGTTCCTAAAATATAACACCCTCCGTACACTGAAGCTGACTCAAGTTTTACTACATCTCTATTAAATACTGAGTTCTGTGGCTTTTTATAGGTCTCCCCCTTAGAGTAAAAACCTACGTTACCGTATCTACTTTCTTTGTTCTCAAAGTATTCGCAATCAACGGACATAAACTCAAAGTCCAGCACCTCAACCATGTACTCGTCGTAACCGAAGTTAGATTGGTTGTTCACCCTGTCGTAAGAAGATTGAGTCAGCTTGCTAGCGTCATACCCGTATTTCTTCTGAGCTTTATCCGCTATCTCCTTAAACTGATTTTCTGTAAACTGATCTCCAGCCATGCGCTTTAGCTCATGAATGGGAACATACCTTACGTGGCCAGCATACGTGAGATCTCCGAAGTCTGGATCCTCCGTAAAGCTATGCACGAAATTGATGGGATCTATGTAATCGGTCTTAATTCCGTAGCTAGGGTCGTTGGACCTTTTGACTACAGCCATTCCCGATACAGCTAAATCATTGACGCATCTTCTAAGAATAGAGTCGTTGAACTCATTCCATTCAAGGGTTAGATTTATTCCTATTTGGGCGGCGATCTCCGAAGAAGACTTGATGTTATTTCCAATAAATATCTCAGCCTCTTCTAAGCTGTCTGGTATATCCTTAGTTGGTCCAGAAATCTCTACTCCTGTTTTTTCCTGAATTCCTTTTAGCGATTCTTTTGCTTTTACGGCAAACTCAATTTTTTTTCTCTCTAAATCTTTTTCAGAAGAAGAAAGCGGGTCAATAGCTTCGAGGTTTGGATAAGGAGATAAAGAAAGTATTTTGTTTACTACAATTCTAACAAACTTAGGAAGGATAGGGACTGGAGTAAAGTCAATATTAAGCATACTTCCATCCCCATTGTTCGGATCTAATGAGGTAAGAAGAGACTTGTAGATAGCTGTGTCCTGAGTTCCGTTCGCGTAACGACGGTTTCTCTCAAACGTGCTCTTTCTTTTGCCAAAAATAGAGTTCTGCTGATCCATTTTGCCCCACTGCTTATATACAGCCTTAGCATAATTAAGTCCGTAAGCTTTGCTTTGCTTATCTTCCGATGAGGCCAGCGGGTCTGGGAAGCTAGATTTTTTGTTGTTACTGTGCATCTGCAATGAGTAGAGTTCTTATAACTCCATGCAAATATAGTAAAACTAGAAGTGCCAAGCTTTGGGCTTATGAGTCCTAAAAAACTTCTTCTCAGTAAAGTTAGATACAGGTCTTTCTTTCTTCTTTGATTTCTGAGCGCCAAGGAGTGCTAGACCAGAACTAATAGTCAAGTCAAACTTAGTGCGCTTATCTATTTTATACGCAATCCAGTCCTCTAGAGTTCGGTTGAAGTACATGTTTCCAAACTCCTCAGCCTCAGCCTTTATGCCTACGTGATCATGTATGTAAGCCTCGATAGCCTGGGCGTGAGACTGTATCACATCCTGCGAGTTAGACGGGATACCTTTAGTCCTTACGTTTACCGATGAGTTGCCTGTCTTTAAGAAGTCAGGTCGGTCCATTAAATAACCGTCATAACCCCTTGACTCAAAGTACCTTACGATACCGTACTTATTGTTCTCTACAAGTAAAGGATACCCGTAAAAGAAAGCACACATCAAAACATCCTCATAGAAGATGCTGGCTAGGTCTGGGCGAGAAGCGTACTCCACTACGAACATATTGGAAGGTACATCCATATTGAACTTATTGTACATATGTAGAGCCCCTTTAGAGCCCCGTCCGTCCACTGTAGCGTCTAAGTCATATGAGTCAACCCCTCCAACGCCGATATGACCGTTAGGGGCCGTCCTTTTGCCTCGCTCGTCATTCTTCTTATTCCTTAGGTGATCGGGTGGCATCCAGGACACCCTAAACCTTCCGTTTGGATCTGGGGAGAACACAACCTCTTCATCTTTCTTCCTCCATATAAAATTTCCTTTTACCACGGGGTTAGGGAACATATCCTCATTGAACTCTATCTGCTGGTAAATCTTACCTATATTAAATAGACTACCCTCAATACTATCTCTAAAGGCCTCGTCCTCTGTAAAGGGGAACTGCCTAATTATCTCATTCAGCTCAGAAGGGTCGTTTTTAAATGAGCTGCGCTCGTTCTTTAGGTAGGTCTTGCTACCTTGATCGACGACCTCCCCGTCTATACCTTGTATGTGTGCGCTTTGTGATGGGTCCTCGACAACAGCATTACCATACACATCAAAGAAACCTTCCAGCGCGTCATAGGCTGGGATGAATATTCTGTATAGCCCAGACCTGGTTCGTCCGTTCTGATTTCTTTCGTTAGGATCGGAGTCAGCCCACAGCTCTCTATACTCGTCGCCGCCTTTATTCATAGGGTTTACCGTACTTCCCACCAGGGCTTTACCTACTACTTTTTTACCTACAATCAAGCAAGTACGCTCAATCCTCCAGGCCTCCCTTATATCAGTAGGTTTCTCCCACTTACCAGCCTCGTCGAGGTATAACATATGTAGCTTCTCACCGTCATATGCGTTATTAGTAGTGTTCTTCCAGTTGATCACCGTATTGAGGGCGTCACCAATCTGAGAGGTCTTGTTGTTCTTCGTAATACGCTTAGAGGGCTCACGAAATGCCAGCTCCATACGAGGGTTTGTGGTACCGTCCTGGATGGGCTTAAAGAAGAATGGGTAGCCGCGAAATATCGCAACCACCTTCTTCATGAATATGTTCTCCTGTGAGTCTTTACCAGTCTTCGACTGTATGCCAAGAAGCTTCTCTTTAACTTGACTAGCTTCGTCCACCAGGACAGAAGAGCATACATTAGTGTAGCCAGAACGACGGCACTTAGTATAAAGCTGACCGAAACAACGAGGATCAGCTTCACAAGCAGCCATGTGGGTAAAGATGTCTTTTTGGAAAGCAAGGTATGATGGGTATCCGATATCAATTTTAGACCATTGTAGAAACATATAGTGCCTCCCTGTAATATACGTAGGTTCCCCATTATTGTAAAACCATACACCGTCACGCCTACGCTGAAACTCTTGTTCGATGTAAGAACGAAACTTGTTCCGAAACTCGGCAGGTTTCTCGAACCACTCATCCATACTGCGTATCCTACGCATCTCCTCTGGCATAGGAATGCGTTTCCACAGCTGCAACTTCTTTGGTTGGTCATGGAAGAGAATTTCCGATTTGCGCGGTTTCTTCGGTAGTACCACGAGTATCCCGTGGAGCTCGATAGTTTCTCCTTCTGTACCGTTAGGGTCGATCTTAATCCCCTTAGCTTCATAACCTTCTATGTCGATTAAATTGGACATCAGTAGCTCTGTCCATGTGAGTTCATTCTACCCAGCGAAGGTACGCCTTCCTTAGGGTTTTTAATCTCCATTTGTTCGCCGCATTCGCACTGCCCTTCAGGGTAGTAAACACTACCGTTCTTAAACTTCATGGTCAGGCTTCTTACAGATTTCTCTGCTTTACATTTTTCACAAATAAGATCAGGCATAGTTTTTAATTTAATTGGTACCCCCGCTAGGACTCGAACCTAGGACCCACAGCTTAGAAGGCTGTTGCTCTATCCAGCTGAGCTACGAGGGCGTATAGTTAACTTCTAAGTGACAGCTTGTAACTGTCTGATTGTCAAAGTCATAGTCACCCCAATAAACAAGTCCGCTTGGGTTATTTTGAGAACCTTTCTGCGAATCCTCCTGAGTAGTCTTTGTCTTTTTCAATTTCTCCATTGTCGTTTAGTTCTTTAACCATTTGTTCTAGTCTCTGGCGCTCCACCAAAAGCTCTTTACAGTCGATAGCAGTTTGCTTTATGGATTGGAGCTCGGCCTTACGCGCAGATCCCCCTGCTTCGGGGTCTACTGGCTTCTTGACTTCCTCGATCATATTATTAATAGCCTCCTCCATACTCTGCATGAGTCTCCTGGCGGCACTTACGGTAGTAAATTTAGACTTCGACATATAGCAAATCTTCTGCGCGGGTTCGGTAATACTCCTTACCATCAATGTTAACTCGATAGTCCATGTTCTTGCGAAATCCTACTATGTCGCCCGCTTTAGCTCCTATCTCATTAATCCAAGGAGCCTCAAACGCGACACGACCTTTTGTGACAGGGACCTCTGATAGTTTAACCAATTCGATAGTGTCCGACTCTTGAACCTCCTCTTCTTCGACTGGCTCAAGAAGGCTCCAGCCCGCAAGAGGGCGTATATCCCCAGTGTGCTGGTTTTTATAAGCAATAGCCTGATTATTAATAGTATGCTCTGGATCAAAGCGAACAGTATAGTGATTAGGCTCTCCAGTAAGTACCTGGCCTTCGTTAAGAACCACGAGGTGGTGGAAGTAAAGAGTGTCCCCAACTTCAACCCCTGTATGGTGTTTGAAAGGCGCCGCCACAACGGGGCCTTCTTGGATTCTGTTTTCAAACTCATTAAATTTAGTGTCTATAAAAAGCTCAAGACCTCCAGGGGTCGTGATCTTATCATCAAGCTGTTTATCTAGCTTGACAATAAATAAGTCAAATGTCCTCATCAATTAAAAATTCAAGTCAAATTCAAGCATACAGGGCATCTCGTCTATGGATTTCCATAGCAAGGTACCTTCGTCGTTCTCAATATATACAAGATATCTCTTCTTGCCAAACTTATGCAGGTGATGTTCATCTTCCAGTATGGCGGATACGACACCCCTGCCAGCTTTCATTCCGATGTAATAAGCCATGCCGTCTTTCGGTTCTTTACCGACGACAATCTTTCTAATAAGTCCTTCCATTTTAGTTTAGGGATATGCCCAAATCACCCAAGAGGTCGTCTAATGAATCGTTTTCTTGATACGCGCTATCCATTACTTCTTTTAGCGTATCTAGCTCTGCCCTACTTTCTAGGTTAAAGCTGTACATTGTCTTCATCTCTGCGCTTTCATCTCCATCTTCTACAGCGTCGAAGTCTATAACTCCAACAACTATAGAGGCTAGGGTGCGATCTTTCATTTCGAACTCATCAATCGTATCCTCCATCTTTTTGACGAGGGAATACATTTCGGCAAAGAAGAGGGTGTCTTTCGGGTTCATGATGTAAATTTGTTTAAGTCAAATATACGACACAATACACATGCCTAAGTCAACCGTTAAAAAGACTAGACTATTTCGAGACGTATCGAAACTTCCAGATAAGTACGTAAAGAGCAATTACTTAAAGAATCTACGTAGTGCTACGGATGATTTCTTAGATAGCAACCCAGACCTTACTAGGTCTTACCTTAATTTAATGCTGTTCGTTTACGATTTGGAGTTTTTTACTATAGCGTGGGCAGCAGAGAACTACGGTATGTACAAGAAGAACCTAGCTGATAGAATGATATACCCCCTTGTGTCTAGTGGGTACCTATATAAACACTTCGATAAGCTTACACCGTCTCAGACGCTAGAGGATCACTTGTTCCGTGATGAGACAAAATACAACTACAGAGTTCGCTATGCGTTATCGCAGAAAGGAAGGCTAGCGGTACAGCGTTTTTACAACACCCTGTAGTGGATACCATTTTCATCTCGGTACGCTCTCTTGAGTTGTTTTCTGTTTTTTCCGCCTTCTTTAAAGGATACGTGTACCCAGGCAGGGTTCTCGTCATCCCCGAATTCCCAGATCATCTGATCCCATTCGAGGTTTTTCTTTATGAAGTCGAATATCTCCGAGTTAGTTACCTTCCCGTACATATCAGCGTCTATATCAATAGCTTCCCCGATCATATGCTGAGAGTACTTACTCCCTCCTATGGCCTTGTTTAATTCTTTTGATCTAAATCCAGAGGTAACCCCGATAGGTACACCGAAGTGATCGCGCACTGGCTGAAAGATATGGTCCGCTACGGCCTGTAGGTTGTGTACGGTCCACTTATCTGGGGTGTTATCTATCCCCTTTCGCGTCGCGGTGTTTGACTTCACCACTTCTTTTAGCGTTAGATTTTTGCTTAACCTCATTGAATTTATTTTTCTCTGCAATATACGCAGGGTTAATCCGCTTAAGCCTCGGATTGAAGTAGTTTTTACTTCCCAATCTTACTCGTTCTCATCAGCGTTTGGAGAGGGCTAAGGCCGTTTCCTCCGCTTTGACTTTTGTATTGCTTTCTTAATTCTCCTTTAGATCCAGGCATAGGAGTAAACAGTCTTTCACCAAGAGATATCTTTGACCTCTCATTCTTCATCATCTGCTTACAGGAGTCGCTCATCTTACCTTCTTTCATGCATCGCTGAAGAAACTCGCTAGCCGAAGAGCTTTTAGAATCCATTAAGTCTTGTTGCTGAGCACTTCTACCGAAAGCAGATCCTCCACTACCGACTTGCTTAGAAAAGCTGTTAAGTACTCTGGCTTGTCTGACTTCAGCTGGCTCGCCGTATACATCACCATAGAAAGCTGCTACTGCGGGATCTTGCATTGTCTTTGCAAGCCTCATAGCCTCGGAAGGAGATATGCGTTCGTTGTCTACTATATCACCGACGTTATCCTTGGATATCCTAACGCCCCTTCCGTATACTGGCTCACCTTTACTATTGAATCCTTCTGGTCTTTGATACTTAAGCGTGCCTGATTCATTGTCCTTATAAACCCTTCCCTTTTCAGGCTGTTCAACCATGAAAGCAGCTTGAGGATCAAACCCTCTGGTATCTCTGGAGCGTTGAGTTGACAAGAACTTCATGAGGTCGCCAGCGTCCATGCCTTGAGAAGACAAAGCATCAGTCAGCCTTTCCATAGAGGTTCCGTACTCTTCTGAGTCTTTGTACTTTCTTATAAGTACCCCGTCGTCCTTTTTCTTCTTAGGCTTTGGCATCACTTCTTCCCTTTACCGTACTTGCCAAGACTGTTTAACAGATTTTTAGTTCCCTTGACTTTGTTCTGGCGTTCAAGGTCGGCCTGATCCATTCTTTTCTTTTCAGATGCAGCACTGTTTAGCGCCTTTCTGGTAATCCTACGAACAGACCTTCTTGTCTGTCTTTTTTTTCTTTTTTCCTCGCTCATCTTAGTATGAATTTTTGCAACCGCAGGCTTTTGGTTTACCACACTTACACTTCTTTTTTACGACCCTCGGTCCTTTTGGTTTTCCGTATGCCATTTCTTATCGTCTTACTGGTCTCATCATTCCTCCTGGAGATTGGCCCATGCCCTTTTTTTGCATAAGCATTTCCAGAAGGTCTTCCATCTTAGAGGCTCCTGGACCTCCTTGTGCTTGAGACGCCATTTGCCTTCCTTCTGTTCTCGTCATTTCGCTTTCCATCTCTCCAGCATCCAAAGAGTAGGTTCCGTCACCTAATGGTACGATCCTATAGTCCATATCTTCAATAACCCCGTCCCTGCTTGGGTTGCCATAAGTCTCCCAGTCTCCGAAAACTGGTGCTACCTGTCCGTCAGGCAGTTCCATTTCAACGAATTGATTTCCGTCTTCTGTCTGTTGAATAGGTCCTTGGGCAAATTGGCCAGCAACCCTCATAGACTGTTTGGGCTGTTCGCCTTTCATCATTGGTCTCATAAAGCAAATATACTAATATTAATTATACTCATTTGGATCAAAGATTGAATACTCCATTCCCTGAGGCTCAACTACTTTTTTATCTGATTCTTCAAGGCCTAGCTTGTTTTTTGCGAAGTCAATACTGGTCCTCATGTTTTTAGACATGTCTATTAAGGAGTTGATTTTGTCTGATGCGACACCTACCGCTTTGAAAGGATTTATATCTCCTATAAATGGAAGAGATCCAGACTCTAAGTTTTCCTGAGCAATGTCATTTCGCTCTGTCCTTCTTTCCACCAAAGACTCCATGCTGTCTATTCTCTTCTGAGCGTCGAGACCATCTCCCCCGTCAACTAAGTTCATCGTTTGATTATCCTTAGCGTCAGTTAAAGCGTCTTGTGCGCGTGCAAGTCTGCTAGCTTCTTTTGATGCTCTTGATCCGAGAGCCTTTTTTTTGACAAAGTCAAATGCATCCTCACCGTATTCATCGATTCCAAAATTAAGAGCGTCCCTACCCATGCTTTTTAACATTGTTCCGCCAGGCACATCTCCTTGGGTGCCGTCTTGAATAGCATCCATTTCTGCCCTTGCTCCTTTATAAAGCATGTTAATTGGAGCTGCAACAGGAACGGCTTTCATGAGTGTGTCAGCAGCAAGAAGGAACCCTTCGTTTATATTGTTCGAAACAATTCTTTCTCCTGCTCTTTGCTCTTTAAGCCTATCCAGTTCTTGAGATGCAGACTTAGTTTTCAAGTCGGTGCCATCCTTTCCTAGTGTGCTCCCAGCGTCTGCTGATAATGCACTTTGATAGGCAAGAGTTGCGTTTGATATCTTACCCCTTTTCTCCTGCCTGCGAAGCTTTTTCATTAGTCTGTCGCGGCCCCTATCTATTCTTTGAGCGTTTTTCTGCTCCTCAGTCCTGGTTTCAAATCTTTTAAGTGGGTTCATTTTCTTTTAGATCCTTTTATTCGTGAAGTTTCTCTCATGCCCCTGTTCTTGGAGGCTGTCATTACTCTTGCTTTTCCGTTCTTGTGATGAACGTCTTTTCCGTCGCCTTTTTTAACCTTGCCTTTTTTTGCAAACTTTCTTCTTAGTTTGTTTCTTAGGGCTCGGCGCTTCTTCTGAGTGCTAGACTTTTGAAACTTCTTGTACTCTTTTTTGTAATTACGTTTCTTTTTCGCTTTCATCAGAAACTTGCTCTAATCATTGGTTGTCCTTTTCTCTCTTCGTCTACTGGACGCATCTGGTACTTCTTTAGCTCGTTGTCCCAGTAGTATTCTCTATCAAGTACCTGTCCGTACCTTGCGTTCTTTCTGTCTTGCGCCACTTTACCTATCTGAACTGTTGGTCGCCCCATAGGTATATTAGTAGATGTCTCTTTAATCTCAGGTTCAGGGTATTTGGGTTCAATTCTTCTAGCAGGCAAAGACCTAACAGGATTCATCTTCCCTCTCTTCTTCTTTAGGACCTTAACTGATTTTAGCCTTGTTAGTTTATCATCACCACCTTGTGTTTTGATTTCCTCACGCTTGGGCTCCTCTCTTCCAGCGGCCTTCTTCATCTCTGGGCTGTCGTAAAGATACACATCAACCAAGTCTTTCAGGGCTGGGTTCCAATAAGCAACCCTATTAGCAGGAGTGATCCCTTCTCTAAACAAAGACGGTGGTACTTCTTCATTAACTACCCTGTCCATCTCTCTATCCGTGTAGAACCCATCCCCCTGATCTTCATAGAAGTTTGTTTGCTCTCTTTCGAATGGGCGGCTTCTTGTGTATGGCTTGACATTGGGATATAATTGAACCTCACCTATTCTGCCTTCAGGTACATCAAACCTTTCTACGCTGTCGTTGGTTATCGTTTGGACCCCTCTGTCTCCCATGTCTACCGTCTGAGTATCTGAGGTCAGCATATTAAAAAGGTCTACACCTATATTGCCTATTTTGGCTAAGCCTCTACTAAGGTCCGTCCTATACCTAATCGCTTGTTGCCCGAACTCGTATCCTTCATTTTCAAGCTGTTCAATTTTCTCTATGTCTGCACCACCAGCAAGCGCCAGGGCTCTAGGAGCCTGGGTATCATACTCCACACCCCTAGATACAGTTATGTAATCATCTACCGCTTTTGAAACAAACTGCGGAACAGCTTCTCCTTTTCTTTCCGATTCTTCAGTCGCGGGAATGATAAAGTCCTTCAAACGAGAGTTAAGCCTTCCTAGGTCTCTATCAAACTCTCCAAAGTCTTTGTTAGAAGACTCAAGAAGATTCATAAAATCAGCAGTGATCTCTTCTCTTAAGTATCGAAGGTCTTCAGGTAGGTTTTTATTTATGAAATCAACAAAAGGCTTGAGCCCCTCTGCAATTTTTTTTTGTTGTTCCTGTGAAAATTCATAACCGCTACGAGATCCATAATCATCTTTAGGTAGAAGGTAAACCATGTCTTGCGCAAGCCAAGGATAGTTTACCATCCCCTTAATCACATCATCTACGTCAACGTACTCTTCGTCTGCAATTTCTCTGCCTTTCTCAATCTCAAGAACTGGACTTCTTTCAGACTCAACGTAACCAGCATCAATAAGGGCCTTGACAAGATTGTCAGAGTAATTCACCAACCTCGTGGTGTCCGCCTTAGTAGGATCTCCGTTTTTCTTTTTAGGCTTCATCTCTCTATGCCTTCATTATAAATACGCAAATACTCTTCTGGTGTTTTGTTCACCCCTGGTGCCTGGAACTCTGAATTATCTCTGATAGAGGCGAAATACTTCCTAGCACCCTGACGTCCTAAGAAATGAGTCAAGGCAGCTACCTCATCAGGCCTGTAATCCCACTTATCTCCTAGCTGACCCTTATATTCTCTCTCTAGATCAACAGCATTACGAGATAAACTAGGTCCCCCTATGCCTTTTTCGATCCTCATGTCCATAAGCAGCTCCTGCAACCTAGGATCCCTAGATAAACTATCTCTAGATACCCCCTCCATCTGTGGGAGGTCATCAACCAAACTATAAAGCTGTCCATATCGCCCTGTAGCGGAACTCGTTGGGTTCATCATATACTTTCCCCCACGACTCTCGGCCCAGCCTATACCTTTCTTTAGTTTCTTGGGATCAATAGGATCACCATACTTGTTGACTCTCATACTACAAATATAATGAAGACAGTTTTAGCGCCTTTACAACTTAATTAGTTTGAATGACGCTCCGTAGCTACTGTTTTATTACTTACATAAGTAATCCTAAAGACAGCCTCGTAGGTTTAAAACATCTATGAAGCTTTATCGCTGAAGAGCTTTGGCGAAGTTACAACTTTTTTCTTACAAAGTCAAGTCAGCAATATGCTTTAATGAAACCCC